CACAGGTTTGCGATTGTCAGGAGAAATGTGGACGTCATTAGGAAATGGCTTCTCAAACTTCATGATATTCCAATATGAAGCCAAACTCAAAGGTGCTAACTTAATCGGTTTAGTCGAAGGGGATGATGGAATTTTCAGCTGCAGCATACAGTTGATCCAAAACGCCGAGATTGAACAGTATGGATTCAGAATCAAGATAACTTATGAGTTGGAGATCAATAAGACTTGCTTCTGCGGAAATCTGTTTGATCAGCATGAAGAAAACCTCATAATTGGACCTGAACAGATATCAAGACTGATGTGGACTTGTCAACGTAAGTATATGAATTGTTCAGAACGTGTGTGTAAGGAATTGTTGAAATGTAAGGCTATGAGTCTGTATGTTCAAGGAAAACACACACCAGTAGCCGGATGGCTAGCTTTCAAGACACAACAGTTATTAAAGAAATACAAGTCAAGGTATGAGGTTGGAAATTACTGGTGGGATAGAACAATCCTCGAACTCAGCAAGAATGAGAAATTTGTTGAACCTAAGATAACGATGGCTGCGAGAATTTTATACGCAGTTAAGTTCAACATCCCAATCAGTGAACAATTAGAAATAGAGGATTCAATTCAGCACGCAACTAGCGTTGAAGACCTTTTCATAGATAGAAATTTTATGATTTACGGTGATTGTTGTTCTAATGCCGCATCAGCTGTGTATAAGCTGGTCAAAGACCCAGACCATTAGATGCTTGAGTCAAGGAATGGCTCACAAGGTTTGAAACAGAACCTTGAAAAATGAACAAAACTAAAAATGTCAAGAACAACAATCGTGATAAATCAAATAAAAGAAAGAACAAAGGACCTGGAAGAAAGAGTAAGAATCCAGGATTCGTTAAGACGAGTATCCCTGTTAGTATGGGATACAAATCAAAGGTTGACGACGTCACTAGCGGCGTGTCTAGAATTAAGAAGAGAGAGTATCTCATGGATGTCACTCCAAACTCTTCAAGATTCAAAAGATGTGAGGAAGGAAATGGTATTGTTACAGCACTTGCTGAAATTGCCGGAAACATTGGACTTACAAGTTCATTTCCGTGGATTAGTACCCTCGCACCAGGATTTGAGAACTTCGTTTTTAAAACCTGTAATTTCCTCTTTAAACCATCCGCCCCCACCACAACACCAGGTTCGATTTCCTTGGTGCCATCCTACGATTCATCCAAAGAATTTGGCACAACTAAGGAAGAGTTACTTAATAATGTCGGCACTGTTAGGGGGCCAGTCTGGACCGAAAGCACTTGCAAACTCGATCCAAGAAAACTCAATGCAGCTTTCAAATCACATAAAATACGTGACGGACCGTTGGCTGACGGAGAAGACATCAAGACAACTGACCCATTCAAACTTGGTGTCTACTTGGATAAAGGAGCAGTCGACGCTAACACATCCCTTGGGGAGCTTTGGGTCGATTATGACGTGGAACTCAAGATACCAAAAACTCAAAGCGCAAGCAAATTTGGACAATCGGAGAAAATTTATTTTGCTGGATCAGTTGATCCAATCAGAACCGAGCTTGGGAAAGGAAACCAATACAAATATGTCCTCTCGTCTACGTCAGATTACTACATTATCAACTTTTACTCGACGGCAACAAACACTAAATTTGTCGTCAACACGAACACGAATGTCCCAGGTGCTTCGCTCACTTGGGATGTCTCAACACAAGTGGTGAACATCCACATTACATCAGGGAATGTGCAGATAGACAGCCAAACTGTCGCCACTTCGAACACATTGCAGTCAACCTCATTCGTAAGTGCTGATGTCACATCAGTGTTAAAGCTGGTTGTGCCAAAGGCCAATGCAGGTTACTTCATATTAGACTTCCTGTTCGTCGATGACACCGTCGCCCCTTCAATGAAAGAAATCAGATCAAAATGGGCAGAGTCAAAGTTGCTGCAGAAAACAATAGATATGGTCAACATGGTGGTTAAAGAAAAGGAAAAAGAAAAAGAGAAGAAGATCTTGGAGTGTCATGGGATGCTCCTTTAACATCGTTAAGAGTTTGGGGCTCACTTATAGCCCTCCTTGTGTGTGAGCACGATAGTGGTTACGTGTTAGCCAAAACACGCAGTCCCGTGGAGGGATGACTTCCTACTTCAAAGTAAGTAGTGTCACGCACGTGAGATGTCACGCTGAGGTGGGGGAAACATGGGAGACGCGAAGGCCGGCCATGCCCGTAAGGGAAGGGCCCAAATAAGATAGGCATGTAGTTACTTCCTAGGTCCTCATCGCTTCGAGAAAAGTGCGAGGGCAATATTTGATTCTAGGGACACCTAGTGCAATGGGATGCCCATTGTAACCAATCGGATTAGATCCAGGCGGCGATCGTTGT